AGGAATTAAAGGTTTTTCAATGGTTTTTTCAATTAATTCTTGTGTTTTATTTTCATAAGGCAAAAGCAAAGTAGTATCACCCAAATAAGGCGAACCATCTTGAAGCGTATATGTCACAGTGCCGTCTGAATAAGTGTTTTTAACCACAAACACTCCAAGAGGGTCTATCATATTCTCTATATCTTCTAATGTAGGTGTATTTATAGCATCAATAACTTCGTCAAGTTTCGTTATAATTGGTGTTAAGTTAACAGAAGAGCCTCCTCCATATACAATATCCTTTAATATTAAAACTAAAGCAATAGGATCTGTAAAAGTTGATCCATCAATATCCCATTCAGACACATCTCTTAAAGGTATTAAAAATTGATTTATACCATCAAATTTTAATAAACCTATCTTAGAACCAGATCTTTGAATGTAGCAAGATTCTTTTGGGAATATATTTGCGTTATATTCAAAAGAATTACTATCTATTGTTTTTATTATAATCATTTTATAATATTATTTTTTTATAAATTATTGTTAATTAATGTATTATTGATATCCCCTAATGTATTATCAATATCATCTAGTGTGTTATTAATATTTATAAGAGTGTTATTTATAGGATTTAAATCAATATTTAAATTTGTATTTATCGTATTATTTAAATTTTCTAAATTTTCATTTACTTCTATTAATGAATCTTTTGTATATAAAATAGTATCTTTTAATTTTTCTATAATTAAATGACTATCTGTATATATAATACCATCGATATTCCATTCAGATAATATAGTAAAAGGTATAAAATAACGATCTATCTTTAGAGGTTTTAATATACAAATTTTATCAAACTGATTTCCTATATTATAATTTGCTTTATGAAAAATATTTCCATTATAAGAAAATCTAGTATTATCAATAGTATTTATTGTTATCATTTTATTATGGATCTATTAGATAAATTCTAACTTGACCACTATTCATAGAACAATCAAACGCTGTAAAATTAAAACTATATGTACCTGGAGTTAAAATACCAGAACTTACAAAAGTTAATTCTTGACCTGGTAATGCAACAGAACCTGTAATATTTATTGTATCAATAGTAGCACTATAGGTTGTAGTTCCTGTACCACTATATCTTATCATTTTAATTTGTAATTTTTTATTAGAATTTATTGTTACAGATCCAATTTCATTATTAGAACAAGTAACTAAAAGACCATTTAAAGACAATAAAGGACTTGTTACAACAGGACTACAAATAGAAACTCCATTAGTATTTACAATACTATTTGCAATTAATTCTACACATCCATTTTCAGCACATCCTATAATTTCTCTTTGTTGATTTCCATTTTCGTCTATATAATCAACCCATGCATTAATTTCAGGATCGTGTATATTATCAGGACAACTCCAAATTCCCTCATAATAAAAATATTGTAACGGATATGAACCATTGTAGGAATATTTTAATATATTAGAATATACATCAGGATTTATACTATCTGATACTCTAACTTGATACCATTTACTACCTATGCTATTTATTGAATCTCCAAAAATTGAAATACCTATTAAATTTGATATATATGAATTCCATGTCAATCCAAAATCAGTACTTATTAAAACTTGTTTTATTAATGTATCACCATCAATATCATTTGCATTTACTTTAATAAGATAACCACAAACACCACTACTACAAAATCTATCTTCTATAGTTAATGAATTACTCCATTCTATATCTACCGTAGGACTACTATTATTTGTAATAATATTACTACCAGTACCGTATATGTTTAATTGCGGTCTTCTCATTTTATATTTTTAAATCTCCTGATATAAATCTATTTCCATTTAATACTTCAACTAAACAATTATAACCCTGACCTGATATAATATTTTGTTTATCAAATGGTTTTATTGTATAATTTAATAATGTAACATCCCCGCTAGTTCCTATTTGTTTTATATAACAAGTAAATTTATCTGATAATGTATTAGAAATTGTTATACTAACATTTGTAGAATTATTTACTAAAATAATTTTATTATTATCAGAATCTGTTAATGTATAATCAGAACTTATAGTAGAATATTGTAATGCTGTCGCAGATTGAAGATTTGTTATCTGATTGTTTATAGTATTAATATCACTTTGAATATTAGATACATTTGTTGTTAGGTTGGATACATTTGTCTGTAATGTAGTTATATTACTATTTAATGTATTTATTTGTAATGTATGTACATCTATTTGATTTTGAAGATTTGTTATATCTATTGTTGTTGGTACAGATACAACTACTAATTTGTTTAAATCATCAACAGCAAGTACTTTAGGGTTATTTGTAGTACTATAAGGTTTTAAATAGTAGTTTTGTAGTATAATATAATCATTAATTGTTTTAGGATTTAATATAATATTTTGCGAATATATTGTTATATCATTACTACCTAAAACTATATTTGAATTATAATTATTAACTTCTAATGTTAGACGGTAAGAATGACCAATATTCATATTATAGTTACTAGTAGTGTCAATTTCAACATAACCATATCCCAGCATATTATCATTTGCAATTAAAGAAATATCACCAGATATTAAACTTAAACCTGAGTAAGAAGATCCACCAAATGGATCAGACTTAGTACCCATTTCTATATGAGTTTTTGAAACTTTAATTGGATTTCCACCCATATCTGTATTATAAGACCCTATGTGTACTTCACCTGGATTAGGTATTGTTGATTCAGGGTTACTTAAATCAAATGTTTCTTTATAATATTTAAATTCTGGATTATATACAACATTTAATGTAGAATTTGTTATAATATTAGCAAAAAGATTATTTAAATTATCATGTAATTTTTCTAAAGAATCTCCTATTGAACCAAGTATAATAACGTTTGTAGGATCTCCTGGATTTTGAGGAGGTATTGTTATACTATATGTTTTATTTAAAAATATTTTATTTTCATTAATTTTTCCTACGGACAAACTTAATTCGTTTGGTAAAGAATCAATTTTAATTTCTGAATTTTCTAATAACGATTTAAAATTAAACGTAAATCCATCTCTATCTTTAAATAAAAAATCACCAGCACCTATATTTTTAATATTCATACAAGTTAATACTTGTTGTAATGCTAAAATTAATCTTTGATAATCAGATGCTTTTGGTACTTTACATTTATCAAAAGACATTTGTAATTCTTGAATTATATTACAAAATTCATTATAAGATATAGTACAGGTACCACATCCAGATAATGTTGGACAAGGAGTTATTGGTGTTATAGGTGTATTATCATTACAACCACTATTACATGGATTATTCATATATATTTTCTTGTATTAAATTATAATTAATATCATTTTCATTTATTATATTATATATATCAATATAATTATTTTGAATTGATTTATAATTACATATATTTTTATTTTTACTTTTAAGATTTAACTCTATTTCTTTTAGTTTTTTTAAATTATCAAAATTATTAATATATTCACAAAAATCTTTTAATTTATAAATAATATTTAAATAATTTAATGATTTTAAATCTAATTTACCATAAATGATAGCACCTTTATATTCTCTAGTTAGTGTACCTATTATTGTATTTGCTTCTTGAATATTCATTATAATAATTCATTATTTATGTATGTAGTATTTATTAGTGTTTTATTTGAAAACTCATTACATTTTGTACATGCTGATTTACATGATATACAAATATTATTTTTACATAAAGTATCTAATGATTTTATTAAATTAAAAACTTCATCATAATAACCTAATTGTAATCCTAATTTAACTCCTTCTAGTGTTTGATTTATATTTAAAATATTATCATCAACTTTTGTATCACAAGGATTTTTTTCAAGTATTTTACTTAAAAGACAATCATAATATTCCATTAAGTTTGCTACAACACCCAGTCTTTTTTTATCAATACAATCATCTACAGAATTACATATACCGAATTCTAGGAAGAATATACCGTTAAATACATCACCTTCAATATTTACATCACTTGTATTTATTGTAAAGACTTCTTTATTAGAATCTTGTATGAATTTAGAATTTAATTGAATACATTTAGATTCGTCTTTAAATGTATTTTTATTCCAGAATTTTAATGATGTAAATACACTATCAATATCAGTTTGTACTGAAACGTTGATTTTTGTCTTATCTGAAGATATACTTAATATATTGAAACAAATCATAATTTACAAATATAATATAAAATAAGGGAAAAGTCAAGTAACAATTCCCTTATTTTATTAGTTGTTTTATTTTTATACTTACACTAAATCTGGAAGTTCTAAGATTGTTAATCCTGTAACAGTTCTAAGTTTTGCTAAAACTGCATTGGCTACTACAAAAGTACCAGGTGCTTCTTCAAATCCTAAAAACAAACTTCGTTTTTGTCTTTCAATATTAACATAATCACGATCTTGATGATAATGAATAATAACAGTATTGTATGTTTTTCCAGATTGAGTCCAAAATTCACCATCAAAAGATGAAGGGAAACCAACTTCTCTTGAATAATCTCCATTATTCCAGCCATTAAAGAACCACTCTGTATTACGCATTGCTTTATATGTCCCAGTTCCTGGATTAACGTTTTGACTAATTTCAACGTCTAATACATCATACACAGAACTCGCACAGTCTTGTTTGTAACAATTATCTATAACAGATGTTTCAACATCAAAATATACAGGATCACCTTCATTTTTAGCTTGAATAAAAGGCAGAATTAATCCTTCAATTTCAATATAACTCAATAATGGATCTAAATCATAATTACTTGAAATTTTAAATTGTGAACCAAGTCCTTCTTTACTTACTGCTTTTTTTAAATTAGCTTCCATTTCTAGTAATATATCTTCATATGTTGTAGATGCGTTTGTCACAACTACAAAACCAAATATATGTCTAAAATTTTCAGGTGATTGAATACCGTCATATAATCTAATTGCAATTCTATAAGTAGCATTATTAATAGGAGTTCCACTAAAGCCTGTAACTTTTACAATTTTACCTAATTCAGGTGTATATTTAAAAGCTGTAATTCGATCTATTGCTTTTGGATTTATTTTTTCGCTATAATTTTCACCTCTAGATCCATCGTTTTTTTGTGCAACGTAAAAAGGTTTATTTAATGCAATATCTCCACCATCAGCACCTAAGACAGCTACATCTAATGCTATTGCATTATCTAAAAAGTCTTTTGTACTTACTTCTGTTGAAAGAGCTTTACCTATTAATAGTTTTCCTCTTTGAAATGGTAATGTAACACTCATTTGTTTATTTTTATTATTTTAATTATTATTATTATTTATTTGTACTTTATTTTGTAATGAACTTTCTCTGTAATCTAATGTTGCAAGTTGAACTGCCCTATCAATTATTTCAGGATGTATTTCTTTATCTAATTCTGATTCAGATGGACCTGTTTTTCCATCAATACTTAAATTTAAACCTTGTAATTCAGAATCTGTAATTAAATCTACTAGTATAATTGGTTCTGGATATTTTAAATATTTAATAAAATATGATTCTATTCTAATTTTATTTACAATTTCAACTTTATTTAATCTAGTATCAATTCTATAACATCTATTATTATTTGGTTCTCGAAAAGGATTTTTTAATTTTTCATGAATTTCATCATGATTTAAAGGAATCACTTCAACTTCGTTTAAACAATAAGGGTCTAAATAAGCTTTTTCAAATTTTATTAAAAATACATCTGATGGTAAATCAAAAAAAGTAGATCTAAATTTAGGTGATGTTTTATTTACAATAGTACTTGTAGGGTTTAAAGATTTTTCTCTTAATATACCTTTTAAATCAACACGTCTTTTTTCATTACCTTCAAAAGTTTTTTGATATTTATTTAATAAATCATCGTTATTTTTAATTAATTCTAATTGAGCTCTTGTTAAATAAACTGATTTTTCATAATTATTTAAACCAGGTGCTCCTTTAGATGCTATATTATCATATCTTAAATCAAATTCATTATTAAATTCAGATAATGTCATTATTTTTTCTTTTTAGTTGCGTTATTAATTCTCGCTTCTAATATATCTTTTAATTCTATATTTAAAGGATTATTTAAATAAGACACTGTTGCTGATAAACTTGGTAAATTTCCTTTTTCCCATAATTCAACACCTTCTACCGTGTGATATTTTTCTTTATCTTTTTTAATAGCTCCAACTTGAATTGCTTGATTTATTAAACATATTGTTTCAAAATTAACATCTTCTAATAAATTTATAAAATCACTAGTTCTTTCTTCAACTAAAACTTGAACTTCATCTTGTAAAAAATCTAAATCAGCATTTTCACCAACTCTTTTACCTAACATTTGAAGTATAATCGCTTTTAATGTATTTTTATCAGATTCATATTTATTATACAATTTCCAAGCTCTATTTTTTAAAGATGCCTTTTTACCTTTAACTTTTTCAGTATCACCCTCTTCTACAATTACAAACTGATATGTTGGTTTATTAGATCTCTCTTTTTCTTCTAAGCTTGATGCAATTACATCTGACCATGTTAGCAATACTTTATATGCAATATAACCATCTGGTTCTGATAAGTCTAAGTAATTGTCTGTTTTGAATAATGCGGGAGTATAATATTTTTTCATATAATCTCCATAAATAGATAAATCAAAACCTACTATTTTTTCTAAACCTTCTTTTTCTTCAACCGTAAAAGGGTTTTTTAAACTTCTACCATCTCTAAGTGGACATACTGGAAATTGTCTTTTTGCACCTTCCATTAAACCACCAGATATCATATGATTTTCTGACACATTAGCTGCGATACCTTTGTTTCGTTTTATAAATTTTACTGTAACTTTTTTTTGAGGTAAAGTAAAACCTTTATTTATTTCTCCCATTGTATAAAATTTTATTCTTTAAAAAGACCTACTTGATTAAGGTACAAGTAGGAAAACCTTGTTTATTTTAATTTAATATCTTAATAAAATAAGATTGTAGGAATATAAGATGCAGTTCTTGTTGGATCTTTAACCATAGCTCCAAATACTCCATACACAGTGATAGTTGCAGAATCTTCCATTCTACCCATATCCATATTACCAACTTGTCCTGTAAATGGATTTCTGAAACCCCATTGATAACCTCTAATATCTTCCATACCTTTTACAGATACTTTTTGAATATTAGGTTCTCTTTCTGGTCCCATATATAAAATATCGTATCTATATGATTCAGCTACACCACCTGACGGATGTAAAATTTTATTTCTAACTTTATCGTCATACATTGGATCTACTTCAACCATTACATGAATATTATTTGCAAACACCCATTCAGTAAACTGATAACCACCTTTTAAAGCATTAGGATGTAAAGGAGAAGATGTTTTTTGAATAGATGCTGGATTATTTGTTGATTGATATGGAGTCCAAGCTACACCTAATGTATTTACTGCTTGATGAAATTGTTTTGCTCCACGTTCACCTGTTCTAATAACAAACTTTCTTTCATCCATTTCTAATTTACCTTCAGATAATTCATGTAACATATCTTCCAACATGCTTAATGAGAAATTATTGTAAGGTATAACATTCGCAACTTCCATTTGTTCTCTAATACCAGATCCACCTTCAATAACGAAACCTGATTTACCTTCATTTAAGAAATCACCATTTAAACTTCTATTTGAAATACCGAACATAGTACCTAAAGCTTTCAAACGAGAAACTCTTTGCTCAATTCTCCAGAATACTTCTTGCATCCAAGTAGTAAATGTTTTAGTTGTTCTAGGATTAGAAGGATCTACAATTTCTATTTTAGAATAACAAATATCTGTATTAGGACTAACAGTTAACATATTACCAGGAACCTTATGTTCAATTCTTAATCTTGAAGTAGTATTCTTCATTTCAAATGGAGATGAGAATTCGATATCAGAACCTTTAATAGACATGGTTGATTCTACAGGAGAACCTTCAATACTAAATCTATGACCAGGTAATAATTCATATCCTGGAATACCGTCTTTAGTTAAATCCCCACCCCATATTTCAACTTGATATACATATCTATTAATAGCTTCTTCATAAGGATCTCCTAAAATTCTGAATTGATAGATATCTGGTTTTTCACCTGATATAACCTGTACATCTGAAAAATATCTCTCACCAAAAATTAATTCTACAACAGTTCTTTGAGCTCCTACATTTTCAGTAGTATCTAAAACTATATCTCCATTCCATCTTGCTTCAATTAAAGGAATCGTTCTTTCAAATGAACCTACAAGCTTCCATGTAAAATCACCCTCATCGTCTAAATATTTAATAGGTAATTTACTTAATACCGTATCGATATTTCGCATACCTGCAGTCTGTAATAACACACCTACAATTTGAGATGCTTTTTGTGGTTGTAATTGGAAAATCCTACCTAAGTGATTCTTAGTAGTTAGACCTGCCCAATATTTTCCTTTGTATGTAACAAATTTACTTATTGCCATTTTGTTTTATTTATGTTTAATTATTATTTATTATTGTATGTTTAAATCCCAACCTGATAAATCTAATGAATTTTGTTCATTATCTACAAACGATGGTTCATTACCACTATCAATTGAAAAATTATTTTTTCTTAAATTATTTTCTAATTCTAAAATCGAACTAGACCTACCTTTTGTTTTAAAATAATCCCAATCTTTAAATCCTTTTGTAACTGTATATGTATATGCTAAATTATAAACAAAATCAACAGGATTTTCTCTCCTATATTTCATAATTTCATTTTCAGCTTCACCAGTATTAGGATTTTTACTAACTGGTTTTGTAATTGTATTAAAAATTTGATCTTTAGCTGTTTTAGATATTGGAATACCTTTTAAAACTTCACTAGTATCAAATACTTTAGATTTAATTAAATCTGTTTCTTTTTTAGCTTCTTCTTTTCTTCGTGTTATTTCTAATTCACGCTCTTCAGCTTCTTCTTCTTCAACTTCAGTGATTCTATCTAAAATACTTTGTTTTGCATCTTTAGCATCATCAACCCAATCTTCAGATAAAATACTTCTTTCAGTATATTTTTTTGCTTTCTCTTCGGTATAACCTTTATTAATAAAATCTTGATATATTAATTGAGATGCTACATTCTTGTCTTTAGCTAAAATATTATCAGTAACTTTTTCTAGTTGTGCTTTTACTGTCTCTCGTTTTTTAAAATCTTCAGTTACGACTTCTTTTTTAACTTGTTCAAGTTGTTCTTTCGTTTGTACTTCTATTTCTTTTTTAATTAATTCTACAAAAGAATCAACGTCTTTAATATTTTTAATACTATCAGGATCCGCAGAAGGAAGTACACCTTGTTCGTGTAAGACTTTAGCTAAAGGACTGTATAAGCTGGGAGAAGACTTTTTTTGATCATTACTGAAGTCATAATCTTCCTCCTCGTTATCCTCAACCTCGTCTACTTTCTCTAGAGAATCTGCACCCCCTTCAACATGGTTTGTATTATTTTCTACATCAAGATCATTATTGTCTTGTTCTAATTCTTCTTTTTGAGATTCACTATCGTCAAAATCAAAAACTTCTTCTAAATCTACTGTATCTGACAGTAAGTCCATACTTAATCCAAATTCTTCTCCCATTCTAAAATTTATTTTACAAATATATATTTATTTTTTTCTAAAATCAAGTAAATCAATGCTTATTAAATTAGTCTAATAAACAATATGTAGTATTCTGAATATTAATTGTATTTTGTTTTTATAACAATTAAAATATTATTTACTTGAAATTACTTTTTTAGTTTTTGCTATTTTTTCTTTTGATTCTAATTCTTTTATTTTTAAATCGTATTCTTGTTTCATCTCTTTATCTCTTAATTTCATTTCATTTAAGAGTTGTAATTTTTTATTTTCTAATTCTCCAGCTACTTTCATTCTATCAATTTCAATCCAATCTTTTTCAAAATCATCCATTTTATGATTTCTATTTAAATCTTCATATACATTATCCATTTGATTTTGAATAGCATCTACTTCACGTATTTTTAATTTAGTTTTATTATTTTCGTCAATCTCGTATTTTTTAAGATTTTGTTCAGATTCAAAGGCAGCTTGTTGTTGTTCAAGATTTGCTTGAAATTGTTTAGATTGTTCTTCTTGAGCTTTAGCATCGCGTTCATTCTTTTCATCTTCAGCATTTTCAATTTTCTTTCTAATATCAGCAATAGAATTAGAAGTATATAAATCCAATACAGTTCTAAAAGAACCTCCATTTTGCATAAAGGCTTGTACCATCATATCTAATTTTTGTTTCAATTCTCTAATATTAGTGGAAGAAACTATTTGTATATCAAAATCACAAGAACGAATATCATCACCATCTACCTCTAACGATAATTGAGTTAGATCATCTGAAATGTATTGTATAATTTTTTTATTATTTTTTAATGCATGTTTAGCTGTATCTAAAAATACAGATAACACTCGTTTTTTAAAATCTTCATGCTTACTGAACCACCACTCTGTAATATGACTTGATTGATTTACAGATCTTTCTACACCACCAACAGTTTCTCTATTTGAAACATTTCCTTCTCTTTGATTAGATATACCACCAACAGTTCCCATTTCCATTTTTATAAAATCTAAAAGAGAAATGTGTTGTTGAATATAATTACCTGTTTCTAAATCAATAGCTCGTGTATTAGAGCCATTTGTAGCACCTGCCAACTTGCCCATAGCAGCACCTTTAGATCCTTCTTTAAATCCATCCATAAATCCTATACCTATAGAACTTGCATAGTGTAACCATTTAGCAGGATCCCATCCATCAGGTACCGTGCTAATATCTAATAATAGTATCTTACCTAAGTTTTTAGCTATAGCTGTATTTAAACGATCCCATATGACATCATATAAATATTGATATTGTTTCATTCTATCAATTAATGATACAGCTCTTCCCTGTCCAGTATTGTATATTTCACCAACTACCCCTGGATGACATTTTGAAGGATTTGATAAACTGTTATATTGTATTTTTCTAGGTCTCATTGCTAAATAAATATCCTTATCTATTTTAACACCCTGCCAAAATTCATTAACCCAAAATACTTCTAATTCTTCACCAATATCTTTATTTGCAATATATTCTTCAGATTCAAACCTATATTCAGTTTCACCTAAATTATTATAAAATTTAACACGTACAATTTTCTTTTGTGATCTCCATAATACACGTAAAACTCTAATATTTCCATTATTATCTCTATATGAATTAGAAAATTCAAAACCATCAATACTTGCCATGTCTATATAAGAATCTACTACATGATTACTTAACATTGCTGCATTAAATTCTTCATCAGAATGAGTACTTTCAGTTCCTTTACCTGATAGATATTCATGTAGCTTATCAATGTCTTTTGCTTTAAGCTCTTCCCAAAACTCATCAATAATTTTACCAGGACTCATGTGATCTTCTATTATAATTAAATCACTATCTTCAACATGTGAACTATTACCAGATCTACCTGTATAAACTTTTAAAGTATTTAATTTTCGTAATACAGGTTCATTTGATTCTATATCACACATTACTATTTCTTCTCCATAAAGAAGTACATCTTTAAAGCACTCATTAAACTTCATAGAAAAGTTTTCTTTTTCCCAATAATATTTTAACAGATGATTGGCAGCTCGTTCTCTTGTATCTTGCCATTCATATTTTAAATATTTTGTAAATTTTGTATATTCTTTATCTAATTCTTCTTCTGCATAATTTTGAGAAAGTAATTGATTTAATCTTTCAGCAATAACTTTCTTTTTTTCTTCTTCTTTAATTGAGATTGCATCGGGATTAGTTATTGTTGCAAACCAATCAAATTTTCTATTAATTTCTTCACCTACTAATAAATCTATTTTAGGAACTAATATTGGATGATGAGGTATTTCTTGTTTAGCAAATTCAGTATTAATTCCTTGTGGATTTAAACATCTTTGTAAATCTTTTATATTTAATCTTCCATTATATAACTGCAAATTAGATAATCTATTTTCAAGAGTCTGTCTAGTTGTTTCACTATTATATATTGAAAATGGTTCAGCTTGATCTACATTTTGTTTTCTCCATTCTTTATTTTTCTGTGAAAATGGAAGCCTTTGTCTAGGCATTTGGTAACTATTACTCATATGTTGTTTCTAATATTTTAGAATCATAATTTTCCTTAAAGAATTTATGATTCACCCAATTATCTATTTTTTTCTTATCTGTTTCTTGAATTAATCCTATCTGTCTTAATCTATCTTCTCTTAATATAAATAACATATTTGCAGAAGATACTCTATCAAAATTACCATCAATATTCCAGTTTATACATTCTCTTATATAACCAATTGAACGCAATGTGTGTAATTTTAAGTTACTTTCATTATCGTTTTCATCTACACTACTAATCATCCATGACGCTTGTAGTTGCCTTCCCCAAGCATTAGTTTGAGGAGTTGCTCTAGTTCCTTTACTTGTAGATGCTTGAGGTTTAATTAAATTCATGTCTTTCAATATTTCAGGTGTATCACATAAATATTGAATTGCATTTGCATTCTTAAAATAACCGAACAATCCTTTTAAGTTAGTTTCATAATTCGCCTGAGCATTATAGAACTTTAGAAGTTTAACCGCTATTTCATAATTATCTTCAGGTTTAGGATATCTACCTATATATTCTGCTACAATACGATCTGTCATAAAATCCATTATCATAATAGAAAATAAAGATGAACCTGTATCATTATCAATAGGGTCAATTCCTGCAATATACCTACCTGCTTGTATATTACCATATACATCTGTACGTGGAATCTCATATATTTCAACAGCACCTAAACGATTTTGCATATCAACTTCTGATGGTAATACTCTGATAGGTGATATTTCATCATTAGGTCTCCATTCCACTTTACCTGATGGCATGTAAACTAAATTACCTATATAATGACCTGATACAAACTTTTCTAATATGGGTTCAATTGTGTTTAAATATTCACCTAAATCTGAAACTGGAAATACAGTACCTTGTGTACGCATAATTGCTTCGGCAGGTGTGATAGGTTCTTCTGCTTTTGTTTGAGCTATCGTTGCTGGATCAGATGTTGCATCAGTAACTTTTTTTCTATTATTTAGAATCTCAATCATTGCTTTAATTACATCAGGTTCACCTGTTAATTCATCAAAACAATTTTCTCTATTCAAATATGCTCCCCAAAAAAATCCACAATTTGTAGTACCATTTATATTTAAATCAAATACATTAGGAATTGAAAATACGTTATATCCGTCTGGTTTGTAAAATAGTGTTTTAGAACCTTCGAAACCAGCACCAGTAGTACCTCCTGTACCACCTGCAAGTTGAAAACCAAAGGATGTTTCACCAGCTTCAACAGCTCGTCTATTTACATTCCAAGCCTTTAATAAATCTGGAAATAAACCGTCTTCTTCATAGTGAATTAGTGGACCACGTACACCTCTTGCTTTTTCTTTATTATTTTCTAATGATATACCATACACAGAAGATAATAAACCCCGTCTAATACCATATTCATTTTGAAAACCTAATTGAATATGTTTATCAGCAGTTCTATTTGCAAGTCTCACCTTAGGTAGAGGTGTGTGCATTCCTATCCAATCAAGTGTATCAATTACTTTACCCCAAATCCCTTTATCTCCATCTAAGTAAGAATTTAAAGATGCTAAATGGAAATTAGGATTTTCGGATCCTGGTAAAACATACATATTACGAGGAGACATACTTGCCATTTTAAAACTAAAACCAACACCTCTGGATTTCAATAACTTACCATGTTGTCCAAGATGTTTTGCTTGCTCCATGTAATGATAAAATAAATAATCGCCTAACCAAGGTTTTGCAAAATCTCTTATACGCTCAGAACGAATTCTACCTTTTTTAGTTTGTTCTACTTTCTTAATTAGTCCAATAGGGCTATAATTTAAATAGAAATAATAATCACCTGAAATCCATTCACCATCAGAAGGTCTAACTAAACCATACTTCCATCTTCTAAGTTCTTCTTTCCAAAACTCCGCATATTCACTTTTAGGATTCTTATTAGGTGTTATATTGGTATATTTACCATTTTTTTGAAAGAATATAGCTCGTTCTCTAAAAAACTCCATATTTTCTAATATATGAGGTCTTGTTAAATCTACCAATATTCGACCATCTTTAAAATCTGGATGTTTAGGTCTATCTTTAGCAAACCCTCTAATAGATTCATCTGAAATAAGGGTTTGTATAAAAGTAACACCTGTTATAAAGTCCATGAGTTGTGTATATACTTTGTCACCAACTTCTTTTTTTAGATCTTCTGTAACAGGTGTTTGGTATTTATTTAATTTTTCTAAATTCATTATTCAAAACTTAAACCTTCTTCAAATAAATTGAATTCTTGATTTCCTTTTTTACTTACATTATTTTCTAATTCCTTAATAACTTCTTTCTGTGCTTGTTGTACAGCTCTAATTGTATTAGGAACATCTTTGAGTATTATAGAAATCTTTTGAGCATCTGCAGGAGTTAAAGTGGACGATTCTGCAAGATATCTCATTTGAGAGGATACCTTAACTGCTGAAGCAAGAGTATCTTCTAATATGATAGATGATATAGTTTTACTTCTTGATTTATAAAAATCAATAGCGTATAATAGATCTTTAGACTTTCTCCAAGTATCTGATAATCCAATATCTTTTTTAATTTCAATTTCACGTTCATCTAGATCGAGTATAGCTTGGTAATCAGATCGTAAATCGCAATAGAAATATATAAAAAGTAACTCTTTTAATGCTAGTTCTTTATTTCGGTTCTTATCCTTTTTAATAAGGGTTTTAAAGGGCAACAATCCATACGCCTCTTCTGAGACGCATAGATTGTAATCCTTAATTTCAAATAATTTCATTTATAACAAAATATTTTTATCTGTAGTTATTTGATAATCATAACACATATACCTTAAATCATCAACGGTTACTTCATATTTAATACAATAACCATCATAAAATAAACCTGTTACTTGACCTAGTTTTTGACTAGAATCTGTTGTCATATATACAAAATCTTGTATATTAAATTCTGTATTAATATTCATAATTATCTTTCTACAATAAGTTTAGATTCTTTATTTACTTTATTTTCTTTCCAAACATCATTCATTTCTTTTGAATTTTTTAACATATATTCATTAAACTCCGACATTGTAGTGAAGGAATCTCCTTCTACAAAGATTTTACTTACATCAGGAATAACTCCTTCAATATCTCTACCATTTAGTTTCAGATACACTTGTTCATCTCCAGGTATAGTAAAGAATGGTAATACTAATTGTTCTGTAATCATATCTTCTCCACCAATACCAGCTCTAATTGTAGACTTAGTTTTAACATGTTTAATAAACTTCTTAACTTCAATCAAGATCCAATCTCCTACATTTACATCAGTGTGTTCACCTGTTGCTAATACTTGT